CAATTAATGTTGGTTTGTATTCTTCCCAAAAATCAACAAATTTTAAAAACATTTGCCATACTAAAGGATTGTACATTGGTATGCCGTGTTGTAAGAAGTTCAATTCTTTACCATTAAGATAATCTTCAATCATTTCATGTACTTGAGTACCTTCTTCAGCTGCCTTTTTAACAATCCAATCAGCACTAAATCCTACTTTTTTTAACCAGTCTTGAAAATGTTTTCCTTTTGGATAACAACTTAAAACATATGTTATAGATGGGTAATACTTTCCATTTCTTCTATAATATCTTGAATCTGGTAATGTAATTTGTTTAGCGTCTTCACTAATTTCTAAAATCCTATTATAAGATTTTTTAATTATTTTCTTGCTCATACTAATTGTAATTTTTTTTCCATTAAATCATACTGTGTTAACGGAATGGTATTTTGGATTAGTTTTGTAAATTTATTAAATCCCATTTCACTAGGGTCTTTCCCTTGAAGTTCTACCAGATAAACTTCCTTACCTTCATTTATAAAATCCTCTGCGAATTTTAATGCTTTTTTCATTGCATCAGTATCTAATGCAATATATATTTTTTTAATAGTTGACGTAACTATTTTCTTCATTAATTTTGACTGTATATTATTGCCTAATAGCGGTATAGCGTTTCGTTTAATGGCTATGGCGTCAAATGGACCTTCGCATAGTACTAACGGTAACTCCCAATTAATAAACAATTCAAATGGAACTATATCACGTGATGCCTCAGGATTTCTATATTTTCTATATGGGTCTTTTTCAAATGATCTACCTGTAAAGAAATTTAAATGACCATTTTCATCATAAGAAGGTATAATAACCATATTTTTATAATTACCATACTCACAATAACCTAAATTATATTTTTCAACATCATCCATTGTTAAACCTCTATTTCTTAAATAGCCCCAAGCTTGCTTACCTGTTATTCCTTTAGCATTATTAGTAACTGGTGTAAATTCTTTAGGTAATTTAACTTCAATTACATTTTCTACTATTTTACGCTCATTCTCATTAGAAACTAATTTAAATAAATCTGTAAATTTTTCTGGTGCAGCTTTAATTTGCTTAAATAGAGTAGAAATACGTGTACCTTTTTTATCACACACCCAACAATGCCATGGATTATAACCTTTTTTATTTTCGGAAAAATTAACTTCTAATTTAGGTTTAGCATGGTTGCAAAAAGGACAATGATAAGATTGATTGCCCCTAGCAGTTCGCTTTCCAGTACCTAATACAGAGTTAACCAAGTTAACCAATAGTTCGTTTACCATAATATGTAATATACGAATGGTATTTTGCTAATCAAAGTCTTTCCTAAAGAACTTTCCTAATATGTTATCGTTGATATAAGTACTATCTTTATCTTCTAATATTCCATTTTTAAATAGATATTTAGTTTCATAGTATGTCAATAATTTTTTGCTAGATACAAATTGTAGTATGCGTTTCTCCCAATTTTCACTGGCATTATCTTCTTTAGATAATGTAAGTATTTCTTTTTGGGATCCAAAATAATCTACCCAATCTGATTCACTAATTACTTTTTGTTTTACTGGAACACGTCCTCTAATGCCCTTTTCTGCTCTTTCTTCTCGTAAGGCATTTAAGGCTTTTTTACCTAGTCTTTTATTTCTTTCAAAATAAAGTACTTTTTTACCTATATATTTTATACCTGTGGGTTTATAAATTACTTCGTAAATGAATCCGTAAGTATCTTCAGGCATATCGTTAATTGATGTTATAACCCTTCCCTGATGAGTCCAGGTAGCGGTTGTTGGCATATTTTTCATATTTTAAGATTTAAAAAAACTTATTATACTTTTATGTGTCAAAATTTATTACAAATGTTGTGTCTGTTTGTAGTGATATAGGTAGGGGTCTTGATAATTTACCTACAACTACTAATTGGTTTGCTTTATTATATAACCCTATTGTTGTTACATAAGGGCTAAAATAAGATCCAGTACAAAAATCATAATAAACTTCATTAGGGTTTGATTCAAAAGTTGTTGCTATTAGATTTCCTAAAGCAAATGTAATTGTTACTGTTCCGTTACCCCCAATTAATGAACCTGGGAATGTAACTACGTCTCCATAATTATATGCTCTACCTGAGCTGGTAGCTGTAATTGTTGTTATTGTGCTATCTGCTCCAACAACTACTGTTAATACTAATCCTGATCCCTGACCAGAAACTGTTGTTATAATTGAAGAACCTGCTCCACTACCTATAAGTGGATAAGTACCTTCTACAGGTGCAACACCCGTTATATTTACAGATGGTAGTAAAGCATTTTCAGCTAATGATACTTCACCAGAAGGTCTTAAAGATGAAGGGTTAGTAGTATATGAAAACTCATTATCTCTAATTACACATTTATATTGATTTTCTCTTATAGTTATAGATGATGAAAATTGAATTGATGATGAATTCATTTGAGTATTCATATTATCATCATAACCTACTTGTGATCCTAATAATCTTAATTGACCTGGATCACTTTCTCCTCCTGTTAATATTGCTATTCCTTGAGAATAAAATATTTGTCCTACACTATGTGTTACACTAAAACCTCCAGCATTGTCTGTTTGCTGTGCTAATAAATTACCTTCACTATCATCTTTAACTAAACTATGAGTAAAATCTGATGATGTATATTCAAATTGGAATTGACCTGGGGGTATTCTTTCACCAAATAATTTAGATGGTATTGAAATAACTGAAGGGCCTTTAATAGCTGTTGAAGCAGAAAATTGTGAAAAAAATCTGGATTGTGTTACTGATGATTGTAAGAAATTATCAAATCTAGGACCGGTAGTTATACCTACATTTCTATTAAAGTCTGGAGTTGCACCAGGTATTAAACTTTGAGATGGTAAATTATCACCTGTTGATGCTGTTAAAAAATTAGAATAATATAATTGTTTAGTACTATTAAATATTAATACTTCATCTAATATTGTAGTAAATCCTGCTGGATTAGATCCTGATGTGTAAGGACCTTGTAAACCTTGATAATATTCAATACCTACATCTGAAGCAGATACTTGACTACTACTAAAAGCAAATCGCTTATTAGCAACAAAGGGTGTTATTACAACCTCATTTGTATTAAATTGTTTGAATACTGCCATTCATCTTAAAAATCAAGTTTAACTCTTACAAGTAATTCTTTAGTAAAGTCTTTTTCTAGTGGTCTTGATAATTTTGCCACAGCTAATAATTCCTGAGACTGATTATACATACCTACTGTTGTAATGTAAGTTGTTGGATTATCTATGAATGAATCGAATAATATTGCTCCTGTTGAGCTTGATATAAATGATGGGTTTGAAGAATAATTATATTCTTGTGATTTTGCTCTACAAAATATAAAATCAGATGATAAATCTTCTAATGAATTTACTGTAAATCCTCCTGAACCCGTTGCATCTGCTGATAATCTTAAAGCACTTACTATTTTTGCTGAATTATCATCCCATGTACCATTTGATCTTGCTGTACCTAAAGCTATACCTCCATTAGATGCTGCTGAATCTAAAGCTGCTGCATTTAATATTAATAAATCTACATCTGGTAAAATCCAACCATATGAACCATTAGCTAATGTCCAACCATTTGCATCTGATTGATTAGATGTTACTCTAACTGCTCCTGCTGATCCTGAAATAATATTATAATATCTTCCTGCATCTGAAAATTGAGCAACTGTATTTATTTTACTATCATCTGTTAGAGATAAATCTGTAGTTGATCCTGATATATTCATTGTCCAAGTTCCAGGTAAGATAGCTTGTTTATATCTTGCCCTTTCAATTGGTAAACAATAAAAATCTGATGCTGAGTAATTACCAAATATGAATGTGGCATTTTCATCTCCTAATACTAAATTTCTATATGAACCATAATTAATCCTTGTAGGTGTAGTACCTACTACTAATGGATTTAAAGGTACACTACCACTACCAACGGAATTAGCATAAGCAATGTCAAATTGAATTGCTGCTGTTACTCCTGTTGAAGCTGTTTGAAATACTGATGTGTAATATTCTTTTACTGCACTAGTTACTTGAGCTGAACTTGTTCTAAATTGTCTTAATGTTGGGTTATTATCACTCCACATTGCAGCTGTTACAGAATCAGTACTTAGTACTTTATCTGAAGCGTCTAATGTTATATAAGCACCTCTAGTTCCTCCTGCTGTTGAATCATTTATTGCCATAATTTATTTTTTATTATGCTGTTGTTGTTTTAGTTATTTGTAATGGAACTGATGCTCTTGCTCCTGAATCTAATCCTATTACTATTAAAGTAGCGTATAAAATATTATTAGCTCCAAATAATGTGTTTACTCCAGTTGCTACAATGCTACAAGTAGTACCAATCACAGTTTGTGAAGTTGAAGTACCATTTGTTATTGCCATATTAGAATTTTGTGTTGCTAATGCTTGTGCCGCTGCTGTGTCTACCCCACTACCAAAGAATTGTGAAGTAACTCTAACATCTGAAATTGTAAATGAATAACCTGATGGTTCAAATTTAGTACCATTTAAGTAATTTAACGTTTCTGGTGTTATTGTTTCTGATGATAATTGTGGTATTTTAAGTAATGGTCCAATTCCAGACCCAGCTAAAATAGGCATCTTAGCAGTTTGTCTTGGTAATGTAACTAATTTATACTTCATCATTTGAGCCTCATCTGGAAATGCTTCTAATAAAGGCATATTTTCAATTGCCTCACCATAAAAAGCTGATCCTGAAGGGTGATTTGGATTGTATAATGTGTAATCTACCTCATCATCAGATAAAGCAAACTGTGTTATATTAAAAGATCCATCATCTCC